TCCTTTCACCTACGAAGAGATGAAGATCAAGTACATCAAGCCAGCGAGTGAACACCAATATACTCCTGACTTTGTGCTAGATAACGGAATCATCGTAGAGACTAAGGGACGTTTCCTCATAGCAGATCGTAAGAAACACATCCTCATAAAGAGGCAGCAACCACACCTCGACATTCGTTTCATCTTCTCTAACAGTAAACAGAAACTTAACAAAGGCTCCAGAACCTCATACGCAGACTGGTGCAATAAGAACGGCTTTCTTTTTTCAGACAAGACTATTCCAGAGCACTGGATAAATGAGAGGCGTAAAAGTGTTAAAACAGGAGAACGTTTAAACAATGGAAAAAATTAGCATCGATGAAGCCAGAAGTAAGGGATACAAAAGATATTTCACAGGGCTTCTATGTAAAAATGGACATATGGAAGAACGGTTTGTATCGACCCGCCAGTGTATGCAGTGTGCTCGCGACAAGGGTAAGGTATATTCAAAGACTGATAAAGCTCGAAGCTCTCGACTTGCTCGAGTTTATGGCGTCACTTTGGATGATATGTCCGCAACAACACACTGTGAAATCTGTAACATTCAACTTCTTCGTAAAGGAATAGCCGGTGACGCAATGTGCGTAGATCATGATCATTTCACCGGGGAAGTTCGAGGATTTTTGTGTAATAATTGTAATCGAGGTTTAGGGATGTTTAAGGATAATCCAGATACAATCTCTAAAGCGATCGCTTATCTAGAAAGGCATAGAGATGGACGTAGAATTACTGAAGGAAAATGAAGACGGTAGTGCAGACTACCATGTGAAGATGAGCAATGAAGAACAAGCACAACTGTTCCGGTTTGCTTTTATCGAGATGTTAAAACGTGGAATTGAGGAAGGAAAACAATATGAGTGCAGTGAAGTTAGTGTGGGTAACACCGGATGCGGAGAATCTAGTTGCGCGTATGGCCCGTGTGTCAAATCCGGCAAACCAGAACAACCCTGCTACTGCTCCGAAACTACTCAAGTACCTTATTAAGAATAAGCACTGGAGTCCATTTGAGATGGTTAACGTCTGTATGGAGATTGAAACTACTCGTGATATAGCTCGTCAGATCTTACGTCACCGTAGCTTCTCCTTCCAAGAGTTCTCACAGCGTTACGCAGTCTCAGAAGGTTTCATTCAGGATTCACAAGCTCGACTACAAGACGAGAAGAATCGACAGAACAGCCTGTACACTGATGACATCAGCTTGCAGAACTGGTTTGAAGGTGCTCAGCGTAGGCTAATCACTGAAGCTAAGTTCTTGTACACAGCTGCTCTCGATAAAGGTATTGCTAAAGAGTGTGCTCGTGTGTTCCTCCCTGAAGGCTTAACTGTCTCCAAGATGTACATGCAGGGCACTTTACGTTCTTGGCTTCATTATGTGGATATACGCACTGATGTAGCTACCCAGAAAGAACACAGAGATGTAGCTGTACAGTGTGCTAAAATTCTTGAAGAACATTTTCCTAGCGTCATGGAGGCTTTCAATGGAACCAGACAAGCAGTGGTTTGACCTTTTAAAAACACACTTAAAGTACGATGCGGAAAGCGGTGTGTTTATTTGGAAAACACGAAGTAAGGATTTAGCTGGTACAGTTAATGCTGGAGGCTATGTTCAAATCAAATTTCAAGGTAAGATTTACTACGCTCATCGCCTTGCTTGGTTGTTTGTTCACGGCGCTTGGCCTACAAATGAGATCAATCACAAGAATGGCAATAAGTTAGACAATCGAATGGAAAATCTTGAAGATGTTGAGCACCATCTGAACCTATCTTTACGTCATAAGGTAGTAGGTGTTCGACAACGTGATGGCAAGTTCTACGCTCGTGTCTGCAAGAACAAGAAAGAGTTTCAGGAAGGGCCCTTTGACAATATCGACGCGGCTCATGAAGCTTATTTTCGACTTCGGAAGGAGGTACTAAGTGGCGAAGCTAGTAGTTCACTATAAACCACCTCCTTTTCATCCTGATTGGACTGATGGGTGTTATAAGGTCTACGTAACTGACCATCCTAGATTAGGGTGTAGAATGATACAGACATCTAAAGTACTCAAGGACTACGGTAACGGAATCTTTGAGACACAATGGGTGGTGTATCATCCAGTAGACGGAGAATTCAATGACACTTGACCAGTACTTTCACACAATCGTAAACAAACCTGTAATAAAGGAAACAACCATGTTTGACAAGACTAAAATGTTTTTTACTCAGCAGATTGAGAAGATTAACTCACTGCTGACTAAGCCTACCGCCTTTGTAGAGCAAGATCCTGCTTTGTACGAAGAGGGTTACTGGGCTTTTGAGATGTACACGCCTGAGTGGGTAGATGAGTTCGGTGATACAGTTAAGCCTGTACATACTTGTTTCATTGAGCCTCATGATGGCACTTGGATTGAAGTCTTGGATCAGATCTTAGACGCTATGGAAGTTCATTCTGGTTGTAGCATCAAAGAGCGGGTTTATTACTCAGTTGAGTATCCGCTGAACGAGCCAGAGCTTGCAGGGTACACTCGATGCCTGAATGACGAAGTGCTTCAGAAGCTCTTACTGTCTTATCCAGAGGTTTATGACTTTAAAGGATACACTGAATGACACAAGATGAAATCATTGAGCTTGCCGTTCAAGCAGGTACAGTAAGAGTAATTGCAGAACTAAACGTAGAAATTCTACAAGCTTTTGCCCAACTGGTAACTGAGAAAGCTGTTGATGACTATCTTACGTTAGAACGTGAAGCTGAGTTGAAAGCAAGGGGTGAAGAATGAGAATTTTATGTATTCCAGACACTCAATGCAAACCTGAGGCAGCTCAGGAGCATCTTACATGGGCAGGTAAGGCTATCTGTGAATACCGTCCTGATGTGGTGGTTCACTTAGGGGATCATTGGGACTTTCCTAGCCTTTCCAGCCACGACAAAGCAGGTAGCAAGTACTTTGAAGGTAAGCGCTACCTAGCTGACGTAGAAGCAGGTAATAAGGGCATGGAAGTGCTCTTAAAGCCTCTCAAAGAGCTTCAGGATACCCAGAAGAAGTCCAAACACAAGCCTTACAAGCCTCGTATGGTCTTCTTGAAGGGTAATCATGAACATCGACTCACAAGGGCTGTTAACAACAATCCTATGCTTGAAGGTCTTCTGACCTATGATGACTTAGACTTGAAAGATTGGGAAGTGCATGAGTTCCTTCACCCTGTATTCATCAATGGAGTGGGCTTTAGTCACTATTGGCCCGTGGGTGCTATGGGGCGTCCTGCTGCTAGTCCATCTGCTATTATCAGCAAGCTTCATATGTCATGTGTGGCTGGGCATCAGCAAGGTCGGTCAGTGGCTTACGGTAAAAGAGCTGATGGGCAAGCTATCTGCTGTATTATTGCTGGCTCTTATTATCTCCACGATGAGGATTATATGGATCAGCTAAGTAACCGTCACTGGCGAGGCTTACTGGTCATGAATGAAGTCAACGATGGACATTTCGATGAGATGTTCTTGTCAATCGAATATTTGGAAAGAAAATATGGAAATTCATTTCAGCAGTAAAACAGACATGTGGGCTACTCCTCAGAAGTTCTTTGATAAGTACAATGAAAAGCATCATTTCACTTTAGACCCTTGTTCTACGTCTGACAATGCTAAATGCCCTATCTATTTCACTGAAGCAGATGATGGTTTAAAGCAACAATGGACAGGCTCTGTATGGATGAATCCTCCTTACGGCAGGGAAATCATAAAGTGGATGAAGAAAGCGTATGAGTCTAGCCTTCAAGGAGCTACTGTAGTATGTTTAGTTCCATCAAGAACAGATACTAAATGGTGGCATGAGTATGCTATGAAAGGTGAGATCGAGTTCATCAAAGGACGTTTAAAGTTCGGAGATGCTAAAAACTCTGCTCCTTTTCCTTCAGCTGTCGTCGTATTTAAAGGAAAAACATGAAACCAACGATTCGAGAAGTAGAAGAGTATATGGCTTCTTTATCAATTCCTGAAGAAGTTAGTACTAAAGGACTCAAGTATGACTCAGGTAAATTAAATTGGAGTTTAATGCCCTTCGGGGCTTTACAAGAGGTAGTAAAAGTGCTAGAATTCGGGTCCAAAAAATACGCCCCGAACAACTGGCAGTACGTAGATAACGCTGATGAGCGATACTGGAATGCAGCAATGCGTCACCTAATCGCTTATAAGACGGAATCTGAGACTGATAGTGAAACGGGGCTTTCGCATCTGGCTCACGCTATTTGCTGTATGCTTTTCCTTCAACATCTTAACAATGAGAATAACACTAAATGACAACTTTGACACCTTGGTCTTCTGTAGGCTATTTGACTTACAAACGTACCTATGCTCGACGCTTGAACGAGAACGATATCAATAGCCCTACAGAGGAGTTTCCTGATACTGTAGAGCGTGTCATTAAAGCCTGTGACAAGCAGCTTAACTGCGGCTTTACAGAGGCTGAAGAGCAGCGCCTACGTGACTACCTCTTGGGTCTTAAAGGCTCTGTAGCAGGTCGTTTCTGGTGGCAATTAGGGACAGATACAGTCGATAAACTAGGCTTGTCTTCCCTTCAGAACTGTGCTTTCCGTACAGTGGACAAACCAGTAGAGCCGTTCACTTGGGCTATGGATATGCTGATGCTTGGCTCAGGTGTTGGTTACAACATTCAGAAAGAAAATGTTAATAAACTTCCTCCAGTTAATCTGGATTTCAAGTGTCCTGTTCGTTCTAGCGATAGTGGGGCTGACTTTATTGTCCCTGATAGTCGTGAAGGATGGGTTGCTCTTCTTGGTAAGACGCTCAAGGCTGCTTTCTTGGCTCACAGCTCAGGTAAGCAAACATTCTCCTACTCGACACAGCTGATTCGTTCTAAAGGAGCTCCTATCAAAGGCTTTGGTGGTACAGCTTCAGGCCCAGAAGACTTGGTGTGGGGCATTGAGCAGATCTCTAAAGTGTTGGAGAAACGTGCAGGTAAGCAGCTGCGCCCTGTTGACTGCTTGGACATTATGAACATTATCGGTGCTGTTGTCGTTGCAGGTAACGTGCGTCGCAGTGCTCAGATCGCTATTGGAGATGCTGATGATGTGGAATATTTACTTGCTAAGCGATGGGACTTGGGCAATATCCCAAGCTGGCGAGCCATGTCCAACAACTCAGTCGTGTGTCACGATATTGGAGATCTGCACGACTT